ATCAGCGACCGGGAGGGTCGGATGAGGCGTCTTGGAGGATGGAGGCCGCTTGCGCTTGGTGCTCTTCCTGCAGGAAACGAGGATCTACACGATCAGCTTCTAACAAACACCGTTGCTCCTAAAGTGATCACTGATACAGCAGTGATCTCGGTCATCGGTGCCAACGTGGTGGTTCAGAATCCAGCAAATGTCATAGCTCCATCGGCTACAATTTCAATCAGTGGTGGCACTGTTTACGCATACAGACCTGTCATATCCAACCTCCCAACGATTTCGATTGTCGCTCCAGATACTCGTGTGTTTGTCCCTTGGGTCAGCTACCTGTGGAGAGTCTGCGTAAGAACAACAGCGGCAGTAACTACTGCTTCTCCGGGCTACGTGGATATCAGTTACACATCTTCTCAGGCAGGAGGCGCACAAATTGTTCGCATGTTCTCAAACACCAATGCTGCAGTCGATCAGGACGTGTTTGCATACGGATGCGCGCCTAGTGATGCGGTCGGATTTGGCGTTCCTGGTCTTTATGACAAGCTGAAGATCTGGAACCCGATAACTCAAGACAACAGCCTGCTTCCGCCTACTAACACCCAAATACTCTGCGAAGATGAGTTCTCTTGAGTACATCACTTTTCTGGCCCACATGCGCGGCGAAAGCGGAGACACCCGCCTTTTGGCTGGAACGCGCTCTCGTCTCTACTCGAACACCGGTCTGGACGGTAACTGGCGTCTCCTGATTGGAGATCTTGGTGGTGAAGTGCCAGCTGCTGGTGTTCCGGAGACGCGATGGAAGCACGCCCAGATGGGTGGCATCACGATTTTCACCAACGGCATTGACCAACCGTACTGGTGGTCTTGGGAAAAGCCCTCTAACCCTACTACGGGCTATTCTGCAGAGCTTCTGGACGATTTCGTTGCCATGGACATCACCACGGTGCGATCTGTGGGTGCGTGGCGCGGGTTTGTCTTCGTTGGAAACGTCATCAGCGAGGGAGAAGTCTATCAGAACCGCATTTTCTGGTCGGATTTCAACGATCCGCTGAGTTTTGTGCCCGGACCAGAGTCTCTTGCTGGCTACATCGACCTCGGTGAGGACGAGCGTGTGCTTGCGATGGCTCCTCTTGGCGCACAGTTCCGCGTCTACACCGACAAGGCCATCTACAACGTGGACTTGGTGGGTGGAGATGAGGTTTTTAACTTCCGCGAGGTCTATCGAGGCCCTCAAGTACTGCGGTTCGAGAATAGCTTGGTGAATCTGGGTGAACTGCACATCTACGGAGGCGAGGACACGATCTACGTCATCGGCGAGTTTGATCGCAGCCCGAGAATCCTCGACTGGCTGTACCGTGCGTGCGGTGCGATCTACAACGGTGTCAGTGCCGACTATCTTGGAGGCGTCACCACCTCGTCGTTCCCGGCTTTTGGGCCAATCAACCGCGGTGCATGCCACTTGCTGGTTGGCGGCTACGATGAAGCCGAGCGGATGGTGTGGTTCTCATGGGCTCCTGATGCTGAGACGGTTCCTTCCAAGTCGCTGGTTCTCCAGATGGACATTGGTAAGGCCTGCTTGGTTGAGTCGGGTTTCACCTCGTTCGTTTCGCACTTGCCTAGCTATCAAGCCAACGTGAGACGGTGGCTGGCTGACATCGGTGCATGCCTTCCAGAACCTCTTCCGGGTGAGGGCAACCCGCTGCCGATCACGTTCGTTCTGGACACCAGTCTGACCTGCATTCGCAACACCACTGAGGACTACTTGCTGCCTCCAAGTGCAACCGGATCTCTGTGTGCCAAGATTGATGCGAATCCCAGCTTGGAACCGGACTGCACACCCTGCGGTAACGGCTACAAGTTCATCATGGCCTCCTCTCAGGACAAGTGCCTGAAAGAATACACGCCTGACGCCTACGTTAGAACCTACTGCACCACTGATCCCAACAATCGGTCTGGTCTGGCGTGGACTACTACGAACCATCCGACCACCGTGGTTAACTACGCTGACTACGGATACACCACTCTTCTCCAGACAGACTCTCAGGACATGGGAACTCCGAACAACAAGACGATCTCTCGGATCGCTGTTGAGTACGACGCCCCAGACGTGCCTGACATCAACGCTGCGTTACTGCATGTGGACATCGGATACGGTTCTCAACCGCACCGGTTGATCTGGCAGGCCTCAACCCCTCGAAAAATCGACCGATTGTCTTCGCAAACCGAGAGCCAGATGGCGACCAACAACATTCGGCCGAATCGAATCGCGACGTACCAGTTCTTCAGGACAGGATCTCAGATTGGGTTCCGATTGATGATCGCCAACTCAAGCCGAAACCCTGTGATTGGAGGTTCAAGCAATCTCAATGAGATGAGTGTCTCAATGAGGTCGTCGCACGGAGACTATTTCTAGCATCAACACCGCTTCGGCGGTTCACTAACTCAAAGAACAGGACACGCTATGGGTATTTCAAATCTCGGTGGAATCATCGGGGCATTCGCTGGCTCCAAGATGGAGCGGATGAACAAGAATCAGGGTCTCCAGAGCCAGATCGACACGTCTGTTGGCGGCATGGACAAGTATCGTCAAGAGGCGGACACCGCTCTTGGCAATTACACTGCCGCGAACCGAACCGCGATTGGTGAGGTCGGCCGACTCAACAAGCAGACCGAGGGCGAAACCAACCAGATGCTTGGCGGTCTTCGTCAGGCCAGCTTCATGGGTGACCGCGAGCGTGCCCGAGAAGGCGACCTCGGTGCGCTTCAAGGATTTCTTGGTCAGCTGGGTGGTGGAATGTCCAAGGCCGACAAGATGGCCGCTTCCAGATTGGGTTACGCTGGAAAGGCTTCTGGCACCTACATGGACAAGCAGCGTGCCGGATATGTTGGAGCGTTTGGTGCGCCTATCGCCCAACAGATTTTCGGCGGTCTCAATCAGGCCGCTTCCGGTGCGGGCGCTGAGCGTGGCGCTAACGTCGGACAGCAGATGGGGCTGATGCAGTATCGCAACCAGCTTCCGATGAACGTGGCCCAGATGGAGCTCAACCCGCTGCAGGCTCGTCAGCAGGCTCGTCAGTCCGAGATCGGACAGCTGGGTGGTCTGTCTGACGTGAACAACTCGAACTTCGCAGGCTTCCAAGAGAAGCAGAACAAGTGGGCCAAGCTGGGTAGCGCCCTTGATTCAAGTGTCAACAGCGCCATCGACACCGGAATGAGCCTGTACAGTGGCGGGATGCTCGGCAGTGGCGGTATGCTTGGCGGCCTGATGGGTGGTCTCGGTGTACAGGGTCGCCAGCAGCAGGCTCCCACTCCGATGCCAGCTTATGGCTACCCGCAGCCGGCCTATGGTTACGGCAATCCGATGATGTACGGAATGCCGATGTACGGCCGCCCCTACTGATCAACCCTAAACAACAATCAGACCTAATAAATTTATGGCAGACGCTTATGGATCGACGTTGGACTCGCTGATGGCGAACAAGGTGGCTCAACAGTCCGCTCAGCAGGCCGAGGCAAACTCGTACCGCAACTTCCTCAATCAGGTGTCGAACACCAACCTGCGACGCCGGGAAGGCGAGGCGCTCGACCGTCGTGGCATGGAGGAGCTGGGGATCAGCCGAATGAACGTGTCCGGCCTGAACGACTATCGTCGTGGTCAGGTGGACATCGGAATGGAAGACGCCCGCACTCGCCGGTACGAGGGTGAGACCGGTCGTGAAAACGTCGGCGGATTGAACCGGTTTCGCGAGGGTCAGGTCGATATCGGTAGGACCGATGCCGGAAGCCGTCGACTCGACACCGAGAGCATGGGTCAGTATCGAACTGGTTTGACCCGGAATGAGGCTGACCGCATCGCTTCTGGTGAACGTCTTGGGATGCGCGGTTTCGACACGTCTGAGCGTAATGTTGGCCGGCAGGCTCAGGCTATTGAATACGGCGCTGAGGCTGGTGTTCGCAGCACCGGAATACAAGCTGGTGCCAACATGTTCGATTCCTCAAACCGGCTCGAGGCAGCATCGCTGCCATACAACAAGCTCCAGAGAGGTGAACAGCTTGCGTTCGATCAAGGCGGGCTTAAGGGGCTGCAGCAGTATCGCGCAGCAACCAATCCCGGCAGTGAGAACATGCGCCTCATGCAGTTGTCCAATCAGCAGGAGTTGGAAAATCAGCGTCGCAGTGCTTATGGCGCTACCATGGATCAGCTGAACAAGGACTTTGAATCAGAGGCCAGTGGATTCTCGTCATGGATGCCTAACAGCAATCGAACCGATCAGATTATTGCCGAGCGAGATCGCCTGCAATCTCAAGGCTTGTCTGAAGCTGAGGCGTATGACGCGGCTGTAGCGAATGTGTCTCGTCGGATTGTTGACGCTCGCTTTGGCCCTCGCCCTGGAGTTGACGAGATTCTGCGTGATGACCGCTACGATGTTCCTCGGGGTCAGGGTATGTCAGCGCCGACCGCTGCTCCTACCAATGCCGCCCCGACTCGAGTCCTCAATCGAGGTGGTCGGCAGCGGCCTGTCTCTCAGGCTGCGTCTCCTCAGGATCAGGGTGAGCCGATTGATCAATCTCAACAGTTTGGCCCCCCTTCCCCTGCTGAAGCATTTAGAGCTCGAGGTCGGGAGTTGCAACAGAAAGAGCGTACTGTCTCCAATGCTGGCGCTACAGGCGCTTTGACGACTCCGTTCTACACTGGAGCGGCCAGCGCTCTTGGTGTTGAGCCTGAGCAGGTTGGCGCGAGCAATCGCTACAAGCGACCGCGCTCTGTTGTGGCTGACAACTGGAGAAATTACGAGCAGCAGTTCGAGGGTCTTCCTCAGGATGTTAAAAACAGCGTGTACATCAATTCGCTGAACTCTGCTGCAGATGTGACCGGTACTTATTCTCCTGGCTATCGCGGGTATCGGAACCGCGAACTTCCGTCTTTGGATTGGATGACCAGAACGCAACAGTAAGTCGTTAGCTGACAGCTGTCCTAGCAGGCGTCTATCACTTCGCTCAGCACAAAAGACCTACACGCAAATGCCCAAGATCATTGCAGTTGAAGGCCACGGAAACCTTCAGTTCGGAGACGACTGGTCCGATGAGCAAATCGACCAGTACGTTGACCAGAACTATTTCAGTTCGCCATCAGCTGCGCAGGATCAGGTCGCATCAGCTGCTGAGAAGCAGGGCGTGTGGGACTCGTTCACCAGTGGCTTCGGCCGTGGATTCGAGGCGGGAGGTATTCCGTTCTACAGCGGCGGCAAGGAGGCGGTGAAGTCGGTCGGTGTGCTGAGTGCTGCACTCGCTGCCCGTGAAGGCAGTGCTTCAGACGAGCAGATGCAGCGGCTGCGTGAGTACAAGGCCGAGGAAGACCGCGCTGCTGCAGAGGCCGCTGGTCGTGGCACGGCTGAACGGATTGCATACGGTGTCGGCCGAGTTCTCGGTGAGGCCCCCGGCTTCGCTGGTGAACTGGCTCTGACTGGCGGTATTGCCACCGCTGGTGAGAAGGCTGCCGTCAAGGCTGCTTCCGCTGGCGTCAAGGCGCTTGGCAAGGAGACCGCCTACACGGCAACCCGCAAGGCTGCCGACTGGGCTGCCGACAGTGTCAGTGGTCGCATCGTTCGGGGTGTGGCCGGTGCCGCTGCTCAGACCCTGCCGTCTGGGGCGACTCGCATTGCCTCTGGCACCGCAGAGCGGATGACCCCGGGCTTTGACCTTGAGGAGTCCCCTGAAGGCACCTA